CTGAAGAAATGTATCCATTCCTTGATGGCGAATCCCTTGGCGATTACTACGATCGTTACATGGAATCTTCTGCCAACATTCTCCTACTAATTGGACCTCCAGGAACTGGCAAGACTACATTCATTCGTGGTCTGCTTGCGCACCGCAACTGCTCTGCAATCGTAACATACGATGCTGGCATTCTTGAGAAAGATGGTTTCTTTGCAAAGTTTATTGAGGATGATGCCGAAGTTATGGTTCTTGAAGACAGCGATGCTTTCTTGAAATCTCGTAGCGATGGCAATACAATGATGCACCGATTCTTAAATGTTGGTGATGGTCTTGTGACAACCAAAGGTAAGAAGATGATCTTCTCTACTAATCTTCCAAGCATTCGTGACATTGACTCTGCTCTTATCCGTCCAGGTCGTTGTTTCGACATTGTTACATTTGATGTTCTTAATGCAGATGCTGCTAAGTCTCTTGCAAAGAAACTGAAAGTTAAATTACCAGAAGTGAAAGATACTTACTCTATTGCAGAAGTGTTCAATCAACAATCTGACAATACCAAAAAGTCCAGCGCAAATAGAAAGGTAGGTTTTCTTTGAAGGTAGCCATTATTACTGATCAGCACTTTGGTGCTCGCAATGATAGTATTGCATTCTTAGATTTCTTTGAAAAATTTTATGAAAATACTTTATTTCCTACTATTGATTCTGCTGGCATTGATACCGTACTTATTCTTGGCGACACATTTGATAGACGCAAGTATATAAACTTCTACGCACTTGATCGTGCAAAGAAAATGTTCTTTGACAAGTTAGAAGAACGTGGTATTCGTGTTCATATGTTAGCTGGTAATCACGACACATACTATAAAAATACTAATGAAGTAAACTCTCCAGATTTACTTTTAGTTGAATACGGTAACATTGATGTTATATCCAAAGCAGAAACAATCGTTATTGATGGAACATCTATCTGTATGATTCCATGGATTTGCTCAGACAACTATCAAGAAACATTGGATCATATTAAAAACACTAAAGCTGAAATTTGCATGGGGCATCTTGAGATCGCTGGCTTTGCAATGTATAGAGGAATGGAATCACATGATGGTTTGGCTAAAGAAACTTTCGAAAAGTTTGATTTGGTTTTTTCTGGGCACTATCACCATAGGAGTAGTGATCAGCATATTCATTATCTCGGAAATCCGTATGAACTTACATGGCAGGACTATAACGATCCCAGAGGATTCCATCTGTTTGATCTCGATACAAGAGAACTCGAATTCTTTTGCAATCCTTATCGAATGTTTGAACGAATCGAATACAACGATAAAGACCAAGAACCAATCGATCTTGATTTAATTGAACTTGAAAAGAAGTACGTAAAGTTAATAGTTGTAAACAAAACTGACTTTTATAAATTTGACAAATTCATTCAGAAGTTGTATAATAAAGGTTGTCATGAAATCAAAATTATTGAAGACATGTCAGAGTTTCAAGATGGTGAAATAAATGAAGAGATTAATTTAGAAGATACAGTTTCTGTTCTGTCTAATTATATTGAGTCAATTGAAACTGATGTTGACAAAGAGCAAATCAAAACTTACATGAGAACACTGTACACTGAAGCGATTAATATTGAGGTTGTTTAATGATTGTTTTTAAATCGGTAACTTGGAAAAACTTTCTTTCAACTGGTAACTCACCTAATAAAGTTTTATTAAATAGATCTCAAACTACTCTTATCATTGGTAAGAATGGTGAGGGGAAAAGCACAATCTTAGATGCATTGTGCTTTTCGTTATTTGGCAAGCCATTCCGTAATATTAACAAAGGGCAACTTGTAAACTCTATCAATGGTAAGGGTTGCTCTGTTGAGATTGAATTTGATATCAATGGTAAAGAGTATAAGATCATTCGTGGTATCAAACCAAATGTATTTGAGATCTGGCAAGATGGTGAGATGATTAACCAAGATGCTGCATCAAGAGACTATCAAAAAATTCTTGAACAACAGATTCTTAAATTAAATTACAAGACATTCACTCAAGTAGTTATCCTTGGATCTGCATCATTTGTTCCATTCATGCAGTTACCAACAAGTCAAAGAAGAGAAGTTATTGAAGACATCCTTGACATTCGTATTTTCTCTACAATGAATTCATTGTTGAAGGAAAGGATACAGGAAACAAAAGATGATATTACCAAAATCGAAAACGAAATCTCTACTGCGAAAACAAAAGTTGATTCGCAAACACAAATCATCAAAACTATTTCCGAAGCAAAGACTAGTGCCATCGAAAGTATCGGAGCAAAAATTTCTGTTAACACTACTGAGATTTTATCATGTGAGAGCCAGATCGAATTTATCCTTTCGGAGATCAATACTCTTAAAGCAAGCATCAATGACAAGGAAACTATATCTGAAGACATTGACAAAGCCAAATCAATCCGTAGTAAGTTGCTTCAGAAAATCGAAACTTGTGAGCACAACACAGAGTTTTTTAGCGAACATGATGTTTGTCCATCGTGTAGCCAAGATATCCCAGAAGAATACAAAGAGGGTATTATCAAAGATCTTAATGAGAAACTGTTGGACAACAACACAAAGATTACTGAACTCGAAACCATACTCACTAACCTTAATGCGAAACTATTGCAAATTAACGAAGTGGTTGATCAAATCACCGACAAGAACATTGAGTTATCTACAAGAAACAGTACGATCACCTTACTCAACAAACAAGTCCGTGAACTTGAAGCTGAGACCCAAAGGGTTAAATCTGACACAACTAACATCGATGAGGAGAAGGGTAAGTTAAAAGATCTAGCCAAAGAAGCAATTAGTAAGATCAGTCAAAAAACTCAACTCCAAGAACAAAGAAATCTGGAAGATGTTGCCAATATCTTATTAAAGGACACTGGCATTAAGACAGCAATCATTCGTGAGTATCTTCCAATCATGAATAAGCTGATCAATAAGTATCTCCAAGCAATGGATGCTTACATTCACTTTGAATTAGATGAAGCATTCAACGAATCAGTTAAGTCTAGATTTAGAGATGACTTCACATATGCGTCTTTCTCTGAAGGTGAGAAGATGCGTATCGACCTATCAATCCTATTCACATGGAGACAGATTGCAAAGATGAAGAACTCAGTGAACACAAACCTGTTGTTACTTGATGAGATCTTTGATTCATCTTTGGATACAGCTGGCACTGATTACTTCTTGAATTTGATGAATCAGTTTGGAGAGAACACAAACATCTTCGTCATCTCTCACAAAGGTGATCAACTGTTTGATAAGTTTAGATCTGTAATTAAGTTCGAAAAGCGAAACGATTTTTCCATTATTGCAACTTAGTAAGTAGTCACTCTCCTTGCAAGCCCTGTCTCTACAAGGGCTAGAATAACCTTACCAAGTGTAGGGTTATTTCATTTAGTGCTTGTCTTTAATTGTCGATTGCTGTATAATAGTCGTATATTATGGAGATTGCTATGGAAAATCAATGGAGTGGTTTTGATGACTTTGAGTTAGCATGCTTGTGTCATGGTTATGGTATCGAAGAAGAATGTGTATTTGAAGGCATCCTTCCTGTGAAATTGGCTAATCGTGCAAAGATCGAAGCACTGTTGACTGAATTCGAATTTGAATTGGCATTTGGAGAATAAATAATGGAAATGAAAGCAACTGATCTCTCCGCAAGACTGCTGGCAACTGAAAACCTTTCAGTGATTCGTGCCAGAACTCGCACTGCATCTTTTGACATCAAGAGTCGTATCCTGACTCTGCCGATGTGGAAAGATATGACTCCCGAAATTGAAGATATGTTGGTTGGACACGAAGTGGGTCATGCCCTTTACACTAACGATGACTATCTTGCACCACTACGGGATACCCCTAAGTTACACTCATACATGAATGTCCTAGAAGATGTTCGTATCGAGAAACTTATCAAACGCAAGTATCCAGGATTGCGCAAGCGCATGAACGAAGGTTACAAGCAACTCAATGATCGTGACTTCTTTGGCACAAAACAAGTGCAAGACTTTGACGAACTGTTACTCATTGACAAAATCAATCTTTACTTTAAAGCTGGATTCCAGTGTGGTGTTACATTCACACCTGATGAAAAGACATTTGTGAATCGTGCTGAACGCACTGAAACAGTCGATGAAATTATTGAATTGGCAAACGACATCTATGCATACTCAAAACAGCAAGCTGAAGAGCGCAAACAGAATGTACAATTTGAAGAACAAGATGAAGAAGATGCTGAAGAAGGTGACGACGAAGACGAAGATCCAGACTATGGCGACTTTGATATTGAAAATGATGAAGATGACTTCGAAGAACAAGATGCTAAAGACGAAGATCTAAAACCAGCCAAGAAGAATAAATCATCTGCTCTTCAAAATGACGACAGGTCTGATGAGGGTGATGACTTAGAATCTAAAACAGAAAGAGCATTCCAAAATAAATTGGAAGACTTAGCTGATGATTCTACCGAATACAAATATTGGAAATTTGATACAGATTATTTCCGTGATCCAGTTATCGGTTACAAACAAATTCTCAATGAAACTAAATCACCTGAGAAATGGGCAGTTGACAATCCAGAAACGACAGACTGGCGCACTCGCAATATGAGTGAAGAACAACGAAATGCTTTCTACTCATCAGAAGATTCAGATTTTGTTCAATTCAAAACCGAATCTATTCGTACTGTGAATTATCTCGTAAAAGAATTCGAGATGAAGAAGTCTGCTCAACTTCACAAGCGTGCAATGGTATCAAAAATTGGTTCATTGGACATGAAGAAAGTTTATGCATACAAGTTGCAAGACGATCTGTTCAAGCGTATCACTTCTTTGCCACAAGGTAAGAATCATGGTATGGTTCTTCTTGTTGATTGGTCTGGTTCAATGACTGACGTATTGAAAGATACCATGAAGCAAGTCATCAACTTGGCTATGTTCTGTAATCGTGTTCAGATTCCATATCGTGTGTTTGCATTCACTACTGATTATACATACAATACCACAGTGGCAGATGCTGAAAAACAATATGCTTGGAGAAGTGCAAAAAGAGGATCAACCGATTTGATTGACTGTGCTGACAGATTCAACTTGTTAGAATTTTTCAATAACAAAATGACTACAAGTGAATTCAATTCAATGGCTCGTCGTGTCCTTGACCCTCGTTTCTTTTGGAATGATGGCTATAACACTGGTGGAACTCCACTTAACGAAGCATTGGTATACTGCTATGCTACATTGGGTAAGTTTATTAAGAACAACAACATCGAGAAAACTACTTTCATCACTCTTACTGATGGTGAGGGTGGAACATTGGGCACATACGCTGGTGGTCGTTTTGATGAAACTCGCACAGAGATTGTTAACAATGCTTACAAACGAATCAAGATTAAGCACTTTATTAAAGATGAAGTTACACAAAAGACTTATGAAATTGGTCGCCTTTCTGGTAATCAAACTGAGATGATTCTTCGAATGATTAAAGATCGTTACAATATTTCGATGGTTGGATTTCACATCTGTGCTAATCGTGGTCGTGATTTGCGTAGTGTTGCACAATCAAACTTACCAGATTACAATGGAGACATCTACGCATTGATTGAAACTTGGAAGAAAGAATTTAGAACAAATGGTTTTGCGTCGGTGAAAAATACTGGTCGTGATGAGTTGTTTTTGATTCCACAATCTTCAACCAAGATTCAAGAAGGTGAGATGGATGTGAAAGCAGATGCAAATGCAAAAGCGATTGCAAAGAATTTCGGCAAATTCTTGAATGTAAAGAGGACTTCCCGAATCCTGCTCAACCGATTCGTTGGATTAGTAGCGTAAGTTGTTGATTTTACAAGGCAAAATAAGTGTTGACTTTTATTGCGCCCTGTAGTATAATAGTTGTATGAATTTGTGAAAGTGTATTTTTATTATGGAGAATGTGATGGCAAAAACTGATAACCAGTTCCGTGATTCGTTTGAATCAAAGATGAAAGAAATGTACCCTGACACTGCAACCAAAGGCACTGTCAGTCGTCCAGAACTTTTGAGTGTTATGAAAACACTAAAGACAGAGAAGTATCCTCTGTGGCTTATGAAAAATAAAGTTGGTCGTGGTTTGTATGCTATTGATGGCACTGGAAACCAGATTGTTGGAAACACTGCATTGAAAGCACAACCTGTGAAGCAAGAATCATTTAAGGTGGATTACTCTGATATCTCAGCATTGATTCCCCAGAAAGATCCTAACTTTGTTCCATTCGGTAACTACACTGATTTGGAAAACATCATCAAGTCTGGTATCTTTTATCCTGCTTACATTTCTGGTCCAACTGGGAATGGCAAGTCAACCATGGTTGAACAAATTTGTGCCAAGCACAAGCGTCCGCTGATTCGTGTTAACCTTAACATGATGACTGACGAAGAACAACTTATCGGTTCCAAGACATTGGAAGATGGTAATGTGGAGATTGTCGAGGGTCCAGTTTTGATTGCAATGCGCAGTGGTACTGCACTTTTGCTAGACGAAATTGATGCAGGTTCAGCGAATACTTTGCTTTGCTTGCAACCAATTCTTGAGGGTAAGCCATACTACTTCAAACTCAAGAACGAGATGATTGTTCCAGCTGAAGGATTCAACATCTTTGCCACTGCCAATACTAAGGGTAAGGGTAGTGACGATGGTCGTTATATTGGTACCAATGTTTTGAACGAAGCATTCTTGGAGCGATTCGCTGTTACATTCGAACAGGAATACCCAAATGCAAAAATCGAAGTTAAGATTATCAAGAATCTCATGGAAACTTATGGCTGTCTAGATGCCGAGTTTGCAGAGACACTCGTTAAGTGGGCTGAAGCAATTCGTCGCACTTTCGAGGATGGTGGTGTGGATGAAACTATTACGACTCGTCGTATGATCCATATTGTTCGTGCCTTTGCGATTTTCAAGAATCAGCAGAAAGCAGTTGAGTTGTGTTGCAATCGTTTCGATGCTGCAACAAAAGCTGCATTCATTGACTTGTTCGATAAGGTGTCAAACCCACAACCTGAAGTAGTCGCTACAGTTGCAGAGACTCCAAAGGTGGACGACGAGATTCCCTTCTAAATGCAAGACTCTAGCAATCCCCTGCAACTTGTAGGGTTATTGCAAAAAGAACTTGCCTTTAATTCGGAAGTGTAGTATAATAGTATCTGTTAGTTAGAATTTTTTGTGAAACTTTAAAAGGAATATATTATGTTGAAATTTGCAAACTTGTCTTTGTCTCAAAAGCGTTTTGTTGTGGCTGTTCTTGAGTCCAACAAGCAGTATAAGAAAACCGCTCAGATTACTCTGAAGGAATGTGCTGCAATTTATTACACTATTCGTGACCAGCGTACTGGTGCGAAAGGTGAAAAGATTGGATACCCTAACTGGTTGTTCAATAAAAACAAAGTCGAACGTGGTGTTTACCAGTTGCCGATTCCTACTGATGCTGAGTTGTCTGCTTATGCCAAAGAATTGGCTGACAAGAATACTCCTAAAGTAGTTAAGGCTAAAGCCAAAGTTGCGAAACTTGCCAAGGCTAAGACTGTTAAAGTTGCAGCACCTGCTAAGACTGCTGTGCAGAAAGAAGACAAGATGGAAATGTCTCGTCTTCAAAAGATCATCGATGACTCAGTAGATGTTGATTCAGATACTGAAGACTTCAATGCGATCCTGCGTGAGAATGGAATCTCAGTTTAAATACTAAATTATCTTTCGTCTGGGGATTTGCCATCACCCAGACGATTTTTTTCATTTGATGGCTGTTAATTGGAGTTATATTATATGTCTAAACAAGACTTGTTGCTGAAGCACCTTTCCGTTGGTAAAGCATTTACTGCTAAACAAATCAAAGCATCGTTTGGTATTGCACATCCTGCAAGCACCATTCGTAACTTGCGTGAGCAAGGCTACTGTGTTTACTCAAACCCAGCAGTTGTAAATGGTGCTGAAGTTGTTAAGTACCGTATCGGTAAGCCAACTCGTGCTATGGTTGCCCTTGCTGCAGCTGTGCGTGGTTCTGCTGCATTCACTGGTCGTTCAGCCTAAGTGATTTAATAATGGGCATTCTTCGGAGTGTCCATTAGTTATTTCATTTGGAGAAAATATGGCAACCAAAGAAGATATCAAGAAGTCACAAAATGCCACCACAGGTGGTCGTAAATTTGATGGTGGTAAACTACAATATGGTTTACTGCCACCACTTGCATTAAAAGCTACTGTAGAAATTCTAACATTTGGCGCAGAGAAATATGAGCCAGATAATTGGAAGAATGTTCCTGACTCAAAACGTAGATACTTTGACGCTATGCAAAGACATCTTTGGGCATGGAAAGAGGGAGAACAAGATGATCCCGAGACTGGCAAAAACCACTTGGCACATGCAATGTGTTGCTTAATGTTTTTGTATGAGCATGATGTAAAGTATTCTAAAGGAGATATTTAATGGATAGTTTAGTTTATCGTTCAGCCACTGCTATTAATGCAGCAATGGGTAGGGTTTATCTCTACATGTTTTATGCTGTTGTTGCTTCTTTTGTAACTGCAGGTTTAGTTACATCTACCCCTGCTCTAATGGCGTTTTTCTTTACAGGTATTATGAAGTGGGTAACGATATTTTCCCCACTGGTTTTTATTTTGGTATTATCGTTTGGTATCGAGAAACTGAATAAACAGCAGGCACTTCTTGCTCTTGTCGGCTTTGCTGTTGTTTGGGGTATTAGTATGGCAGCAGTGTTTGCTGTTTATACCACAGCAAGTATTGTGTCTGCATTTATGGGGGCTAGTATTTTATTTGCCGTAATGTCTTTCTATGGTTACTTTACTAAGAAAGATTTGACTAGTCTCGGGCAATTTATGTTCATCGGACTAATCGCCATTGTCATCGCAAGCATTGTCAATATTTTTATTGGTAGTAGCGTTGGTGCTATGGTTATTTCAGCGTTGGCTATTATCATCTTTCTTGGATTGACTGCCTATGATACACAGAACATTAGGAACTTAGTTTCTTATGACACTAGCGATGGTAAGAACGAAGTGATTGGTGCTTTAAGTTTGTATATGAATTTAATCAATATTTTCTTAGCACTGTTACAGTTGTTCGGTAATAAAGAAGACTAACAAAAGTAATATCAAAATAAATTTGCCAAATGCCTCGTTTTGAGGTATAATGTTTTATACATAGTAATGTACAATTTGAAAAAGGAAACCTAATGAAATTATCTAAAGAAACCGTATCCCTAATTAAGAATTTTGCTGGCATCAATAGCAACCTTCTTCTTAAGAATGGAAACAAACTAGCAACTATCAGTGCACAAAAGAATGTGATGGCTGATGCAACAACTACTGAGTCATTCCCTGACTTTGCCATCTATGATTTGAATGAGTTTCTGGGTGCGATGTCTTTATTTGACGATCCTGAATTGGAATTCCAAGACAAGTATGTTTCTATCAAACAAGGTAACATGAACATCAAGTTCTTTGCTGCAGACCCATCTGTTTTGGTAGCACCACAAAAGGCAATCACATTCCCAGATGCAGAGATTAACTTTAATATGTCTGCAACAATGTTGGATATGATTAAGAAAACTTCTTCAGTCCTTCGTGCTGCTGATGTATCAATCGTTGGTGATGGTAGCAAAGTTACTGCTGTTGTTGGAGATAAAAAGAATGCCACTGGTAACTCTTACAGTGAAACAATTGGTGACACTGATAAAGTATTTAAAGTAAACTTGAAAGTAGAAAACTTAAAGATGCTTCCAGGAGATTATCAAGTGTCAATCTCAAGCAAGAAAATTTCTCGTTTCAAAGCACCAAACATCGACTTAGTTTACTATGTCGCAGTAGAAGCAGATTCTACATTTGA